GATTGACCTGCCGGACAACTCGATTGTTCTTGGTGGTTGCCTTGATGTCCTTGAAGCTGGTGGTTCTAGTGTGACTTTTGACGTTGGTGTCAGCACCGACATTGATGCCTTCTGTGATGGTGTTGATGGTAACGCTGATGCTATCTACAACTTTCACCCTACAGCAGCAGGTATCAACACAGTAATTGCTACAGACGCTATCCAAGTTAAAATCTTGGGTGCAGACTCTGCTGTAGTTCGTTTCCGTGTTATTGCCTTGATTGCTGACATTGGTGACCCAACTAAGTTGGTCCAGACTGCTTCAGTCCAGACTGGCGTATAATACTAATCAAGGGGGCAGGGCAACTTGCCCTCTTGACTCTTTATTTATTTTGTGATAAAAGCAATAACCTTTGCCGGGGGTAAATACACAATGGCTAGAACAGCACCTAAGAAACCTAGTAAGAAATCAAAAAGCCCAAAACCAAAGAACGCAGCACTATATGCAAGAGTTAAGGCAGAAGCTAAAAAGAAATTTGATGTGTACCCAAGCGCATATGCAAATGCTTGGCTGGTTAAAACCTATAAGAAGCGTGGCGGGACTTACGCTTAAGTTGGAGAAGAATAATGCCTGTAAAAATTAAAACATTACCCGGCGGGGAGTTTCGTGGTGAACAATCTGCTACTGCAGAGATGAACAAGAACAACGCATCTAAAAAACAAAAAATGCTACAGAGCATGGCAACTAAAATAGCTAAAGCTGCAGACCCCGGTGGTAGAGTTAGCCCTCAAGACATAGCTCGTGCCATGACTATGGCTCGTGGAATGATGATGAAGAAGAAAGCTTACGGTGGCAAAGTTGCACCAAAGAAAAAGATGATGTACGGCGGTAAGGCTAAGAAGAAGTAGGCATGGCTAAACCACAGGGCGGCTTAACTAAATGGTTCAAGGAAGACTGGCGGGATGTAAAGACCGGCAAGAAGTGCGGTCGCTCTGGTAAGGATAAAAAGAAACGTCCCTACCCAGCCTGTAGACCTGCCAAAGTCGCTAGTCGTATAACTAAAAAAGAAGCAGCTAAAAAGACAGGGCCACGTAGAGTAAACTGGTCTGTTACTGCATCTGGTAAAAAAAGAAAGAAGAGGGTATCAGCATGAAGGGTGTTAAACATTACAAAAAGAATGGACAGCTACACACAGGCGGCACACACAAGATGCCTGATGGTTCTCTACACAGTGGCAAGAACCACACAAAGACTTCTGTAAAGCTAGTTCACTTTAAAGACCTAAGTGCAAAAGCCAAGAAAGTAGCAAAGCCTAATGCCACCACCTAGAGACAAACCAATACCTAAGACTACTAAGGGCAAGGGTGCAAACTATCGTCCTACCAAGTCTGGTGCGGGTATGACAGCTAAGGGTGTAGCTGCTCACAGAAGAGCCAATCCGGGCAGCAAGTTAAAGACTGCCGTTACCGGAAAGGTCAAGCCGGGAAGTGTTGCAGCTAAACGCCGCAAGGCTTACTGTGATAGGTCAGCCGGACAGATGAAGAAGTTTCCTAAAGCAGCCAAAGACCCTAACAGTCGCTTACGTCAAGCACGGAAGAGGTGGAAATGTTAGCAGCCCTTATTGGACCAATAGCAGACCTTGCTGGAACGTGGATGTCCGGCAAAGTAGCAGAGAAGAAAGCCCAGTCAGCTACCAAAGTAGCACGAGCGCAAGCCGAAGCCGTAGTTATGCAAAAGAAAGCTACAGGCGAAATTGACTGGGACTTGGAGATGGCGAAGGGTAGCCAGTCATCTTGGAAGGACGAATGGCTCACCATCTTATTTAGCATACCACTTATCTTAGCCTTCATTCCGGGGATGGAAGACCTTGTACGTAACGGATTTCAACAATTGGAGCAAATGCCTGAATGGTACCAGTACAGCTTGGGCGTTATTGTTGCTGCAAGCTTTGGAGTTAGAAGCGCAACGAAGTTCTTTGGTAAAAAATGATTACAGTAGAAGCATTTCTAAAGTGGAAGATACTTCCTAGATTTATGATGTTAGCCAGCACAGTAATGTCTTGGCGGTGTGCAGAATGGTTTATGGATTTGTCTGACCCTACAGGCGCACAGTCAGCCTTCGTTAGCGTTGTAATGGGCGTGATGACAGGCGTCTTTGGAATTTGGATGGGACACGAACATAGAGGGGATACCGTAGTTGAAAAGCGTACCCCTAGAAAAGAATAAAAGCCCATGCAAAGGAATTTGTGTACTGGATAAGGAAAGAGTTAAATGTATCGGGTGTGGACGAACCATCGACGAGATAATTAGCTGGGGTAAAACCAAATGAGTGATGATATACCAAGAAGAGGCAGAACAGGCTTAAACAGGCTTGACGTTGGGCTTGGCAAAGAAACAAGAGAACGTGATCTACCGTTTAGAGATGTTCCAAAAGTTAAAACTAAAACAACTAGCAAAAGACTTGCTGCCGAAGGTACTATGTCTTTAGGTAAGTTTTCTGTTACTATAGGGGGTAGTTACGATAAATCTAAGACAAAACAATCGTTACCCGGAAACAAACTAGGCATCCCCGACAGTGTACAAAAACAAATTCAAAAACAAGTATCAGCAGGGTTAGGTTATCAAATTAATCCTGACTTAAAAGTAAGCGGTTTTATTGACCGTAATCGTATGAAGGGTGGCAAGGGCAGAAACAGACAGACTGTTCAAGCTTCAGGAAAGCTTATGGGTGGAAACTTTGTGGGTTCTTTTTCCAATGCGGATGGAGAACGGGTGGGTAACTTTAAGTTAGTTGTTCCGTTTGCTCACGGGGGTAAGGTTAAACCTCGCGGCAGGAAAGCAGGATACTGATGAAATACAGAACAGACCATTTCCTAGATAAGTTAATTCACCATGAGGGTATGGTGCTTACAGTGTATGAAGACAGTCTGGGCATCGAAACTATCGGCATTGGTCGAAACCTCAAAGACAGGGGCATCACCAAAGAAGAGTTAGACTACATGGACATCCCTAACATGGATGTAGTCTACGAACACGGTATTACCGAAGCCGACGCTCGTTACCTTGCCATGAACGACATTCGCATAGTAGAAAACGAATTGTGTAGAGTTCACTCTTGCGTTGAAGACTTAGATAGTGTAAGACAGTTGATACTGATGGACATGGCCTATAATATGGGGGTTCCCAGATTGTGCAAGTTTAAAAACATGTGGGGTGCAATCCACGATGGTAACTACGAAATAGCATCTATAGAAATGATGGATTCCAGATGGGCAAAGCAAGTAGGTTCGAGGGCCGTTAAACTTTCGGACGCGATGAGAGAGGGGGAGTTTTAGGGTGGCAAAACCAAAGATGACTATTAGAAAAGTTAATGGTAGAGACGCTGTCTTTATAGGGGGTGCTTTTCAAAACTACGTAGAACCTAAAAAGAACTTAAATATGAGAGGACGCAAAGCGGCAGACAGCGCAGAAAAAAGCTATCTACAGCAGGGTATGGAAATTGTAAAAGGATTTTTTGATTAATGGCGATACCTTCACCTGAAAAAAAAGCTCGTGGACGCAAGGCTGCAGATAGTCTTGAAAAAAAGTTTGAACCAAAAGAGTTTGAACCAGCATTTTCAGAACAAGAAAAAAAAGACATGCGGGACCAAATGTCGGACGACATGCGTAAATTAGACACTAAACGGTCAATTTTAAATTTGCGTAAAAAAACTTTAGAATATAAAGCAGGAAAGAAAAAGAAAAAGAAAAAGCAGGGGGTTGTTAATGAGGAAGATATGTTTACAAAGGTTATAGTCTGATGCCACCACGCAATCACAAAGACTGGACTAAGACTCCAAAAATAGAACACATCAGTTCTTCAATCTACTCCAGTCACGACATTTACAAGCAGGAACAAGAAAACATCTTCTCTAAGGTGTGGGTTCCTATGTGCCATAAGTCTGAATTATCAGAAGCAGGTAATTTTAGAACTACTTCTATTGCGGGAAAACTTGTAATAGCTATAAACAATGGCGATTACATTCAAGGGTATATTAACACAGATAAACATACTGCACCTTCTGGGTCAATGTCTCGTGTTGAATTTTTAATGGAAGACTTTGTAAAACTTCATACGGAAGTGAAACACGGTGGTATGGTCTGGGTCACACTAGACCCTAACCCAACGCAGAGCGTAGATGAGTGGACAGGCGGTGCATTTGACTGTATCGCGGATGCTATCGACACTGAAGAGATGGAAGTCTTTCACTACCACAAAGCAATAATAGATACAAACTACAAGCTGTGGCACGATACCAACAGCGAGTTCTATCACGACTTTATGCACTACTTTAATCGTGTATCAGGATTTAACGACGAATACTTTGCTAGAAAGAACATACCATTTGATAATGGACATGTTAATGTTAGCAGCTTCACCGTCAACTACGAAGAGTATGATGGCTTTGAGGATAGAGGAGAGCTTAGTTTCCCTAACTTGCCGCCCAACCAGTGGTACATGGTTGACCTGTTCCCCGGCTACAACTTTAACCTGCGT